CTTGTCAATGGCGGTAGTGTTGCCAATTTTACAAAGTTCTTACCAGAAGGACCTCGTGATTTTGTGAGTGGCGCTGCCAAATTTTATCGGAGAGAGAAGGATGGTAATTTGATTACTGCACCAGTTAAAGTTTTTGGGAGTGCTTTTGTACAGGTTGAAGGGGCTCACGTTGATTATGATGCCTTTACTTACCATTTGCCTTTTGATTCTAAACCTGGTATGTGTGGATCACCCATTGTTGCCATTGGAAAACATGGTATGATCATCGGTATTCACACAGCCGGCAATGGCTGTAAAGGAGCGGCGTCCAAGGTGTGTTTGAAGTCCATAGAAGAAGCTAAGAAGCGCATTAGTGTCATTTGGCATGCTGCTGCGGAAGAAGGGCCTCTAGTTACTAGTGAGTTTGGTTTTGATTACAACTACAGTGACAAGATACATCCCAAGAACCCTGTTAATTTCCTTCCTATGAGTGAGGAGTTCAATTTGTCCATTGTTGGGCAATCAGATGTGGTTGCCCCCAGGTTTCGCTCTTCAATAGCCAAGAGTCCATTTTCCGACTATGTAACCAAACATACAAGACATCAAAGGGAACACACACGACCTCCTACACATCAGTCGTATATGCACCATCAACGCAATATTGCGGGAATGACTAAGGTGAGACCTGGTATACCGCCTAAATACGTAAAGTGTGCTCTTGATGATTTGAATGCGACTTTTGAGGAATTTGTCAAGATTTATCCTGATTTCTGGAAGCATATTGGCAAGCTCACTTATTTGGAGGCGATAAATGGTCGAGATGGCGTTCCTGGTATGGATAAGATCAACGGTAAGGCGTCAATGGGATTGCCTATTCATGGTCCTAAAAGCCGGCATCTCGTGGAGATTGAACACGATGACTGGGAAGTGACGTTGACGTTCATGATCGAGCATTATGACATGGAAGCTATTTTCAATCGCTATTGTGCCATGCTCGAGAAAGGATATAGAATCAACACTATCATGGAACGCTTCCTTAAGGACGAAGCCATCACTTTCAAGAAATACGATGCACATAAGGTTAGGGGTATTTCAGCCCCTCAAGTGCTTTTCATCTTGTTGGTCAGGGCCTATTTCCTCCCACTTATGTGTGCAAGGATGAACTTTCCTAGGGAGTTTGAATCTGCGGTTGGATTGAATGCGGCTGGTAGGGATTGGGACCGTGTTTACGGTTTTCTCCGTGATCCTAATCGCATCTTTAATGGCGATTTTAAGGATTACGATATCTCTGCACTATGCGCTATCATCACCACCACAGTTTTTCAGCACTACGATTACATTTTCGTTTGGTGCTCAAAGTTCAACCCTGCCATTGATGAAGCTTTCTTGACGGCCAGTAGGACACTGGGTACTGAAATATGTTTCCCATTGTATTGTTTTTCTGGTGTTATGGTTTTCGCTTTTTCCTCGATGCCTTCTGGTAACCCCATCACTGTTCACATCAACAATGATGCCAACCGTTTGCTTATGAGAGTGGTATTTTACTACCTCTACTATAAGCATGAAGGTAAGCCTCCTAACAAGCTTTTCAAGGATTTGGTTGATCTATGGTGTTTTGGTGATGACAACCTTGGCTCAGTTGATGTTCGTGAGAAGTATTTCAATCACACTTCCATTGCTGAGACTCTTGCCATTTTTGACATTATCTACACGATGTCAGATAAGGAGGCTGAGTCCGTTCCTTTCATCCATATTTCTTTTGCTGATTTGTTGAAACGCATTTTTAGGTACCATGATGATATGAAGGCTATTGTTGGGCCTATCGAAGTATCCTCTATCATGAAACCTTTACACATGTTTAGTAAGGATACGCCACTTTGTACGGGTGAATATGTGGCTGGTGCCATCCGTTGTGCACTTGATGAGTTTGCTTTGCATGGAAAGGATGTGTATACCCAGAAGAGAGTGGAGCTTGAGGGTGCTGCTGATGATTTTGATGCTAATTCTGGTGTCAGTCCCAAGATTAGAGATTTCCTTGTGCTACCATCATATGATGATATTGTTGATAGGTACGCGAAGACTGAGAGTGTGATGGATAAATATGACTTCATGGATCAGTGGAAGGCCCATTCCGGTGAGGAATTATATTCGGAGATTCTGTGTGATGATGGATATCCGAGCAAAGCAGAGTGTTATGATGATCCGGCTGTTATGGCGTTTGAGTGGGAAATTCCATTCGTGTGGTTTAATTGGATCCTTGCGACACTCATTTCCTGGCAGTGGAAATACCTTCCGGTCATGGTGTTTGAATTTCATGGATTTCGTAAATTGCTCATTTTTTGTTCTGTTTTGCAGCCTAAGAATCCTCTTATACTTGCGTTCGTAATTTGGCACGGAGCAAGCAAAGTTGTATTTCTGCATTTCTATCGCAACATGGTCTCTAGGATGAAAGAGGCTTGTTATCGCGATTTTGAACCTGGTAGGATGGCATGGTACAGCATAGTGGACAATGCTAAGTTGTTTGCTCACACCAAAAAGGTGACTACGATAAAGGTTCTTAAAAGGAAGAGCTTTACCGAGACTTTCAGGATTCATGTGAACGGTGGCTTTTGGAATGATTATCGTTTCAAGCAATTTGGTAGAGCAGCTCTTAAGTCAACTAGACAGTGGAGGTACATGTGGTACTATCGTACTTCGTGTATTTTGCCTGCAGTTGTCACCGAAGCTAGGAGGCTGCAAGCAAAGAGGCAAAGGATGCGAGCTTGCCTTGACGACATAGGAGATGAACTCAAGATGTTGAGTCATAATGAAGGACAGGCTATTTACATTTATTGTAATTCTTTCACACCTAAAATCTCTCAGGATGAGAAGTTGGAGGAACTTCGTAGAACATATGATAGATGTGTGAAAATGACTGAGGCTTGGTTTATCTTGAAGATTTACGCAAATAACCTCAATGATCTCCTTGGAGTTGACGTAACCAGGGAGATTGTGGATGGAATGTGTCCACGATTTATCACCATACCAGTGGTGGAATTCGTCCAGATGGGCGGCTTCAAATCCCAAGCCGCTATGTTTGCGTCTGAATATGTGTTCACCGACAGAGTATTCTCGGGTGTCATTTTGGATGACGATTCTTTGGGATCAATCTAGAGGCTTGGCAAGCCCTAGATTTGTATATTATTGCTCCTTGTTCTGTAAATAGTAGGCGTTCCAGGAATGACGCGAAGTCTAAACATTCCCCTCGAAGCGTAGCCGACGTTAATCGGTTAGTGGTGGATACCACGAACGTACATAGTGTTCCAAGTGAGGGTGGGGACACTATATACGAAGCACATGCTGGACTTGAGTTCACGTCTGTGGCACCTGCGAGTGAATCAAAGGAAGTCACAACGTTTGACGATTTCAACATGATTTATGAGGAAATTTCCTCTGAGCCAGATCCTACATATGATCTGGCAACTATGGATGATGATACCCTGGCTAATTGGTTCAGACGTCCGGTGCCCATCTATACTGATGATTGGACACCTGGAGCTTTAGCTTTGTCATCCATCTCCCCATGGGAATTGTGGGCTAAGAATGTTCGTGTTGCCAATCGTCTCACGAATTTCAAGAATTTTAGGGGTAACCTTAAGATTAAGGTGATGGTTAATGGCAATCAGTTTTATTGGGGTAGGATGTTAATTTCATATCGACCTTGGCTTGCACAATGGACATCAACGCCGTTGGCCGTCAATGTCGTCCAGGCATCCCAGAGACCACACCTTTGGATTGACCCTTCTTCGTCCACTGGAGGAGAGATGTCACTACCTTTCTTCCATCCCAACAATGCAATCGATCTTACAGAAGCTGGTTCATTGCTTGCTATGGGAACTCTTGATGCTTTTGAGGTTGTGCCTTTACAACATGCTACATCAACCAAACCCGTCGGCATTACCATATGGGCGTGGTGTGAAGATGTTGTCTTGTCAGCACCCACCAATATCAATATGGATGGTTTGTTGGCTCAGGCTGGTGATGAATATGGCGAGGGTCCGGTTTCTAAACCGGCCAACATAGTTTCGTCCATTGCCGGCAAATTGTCCGTTGTACCGGCGTTACGCCCTTATGCAATGGCTACTCAGATGGCTGCTAGTAGTGTTTCGCGCATTGCTAGTATGTTTGGTTACTCCAGACCTAATGTGATAGAAGAACCGTGTATTAATAAACCCCAACCTGCTGGTAATCTTGCCAATGTTGATGCACCTGACACGTGTCACCGACTGGCTTTAACCAGTAAACAGGAGGTTACAATTGATCCTAGGACAGTTGGATTACAAGCTGTGGATGAAATGTCTTTTGATTACCTTTTTTCTAAGGAATCATATTTGACACAGTTTGATTGGGTAGAGGCTCAATCTTCCAATGATTTGTTGTTTTCTACACGCGTTACTCCCATGTTGTACGAGTATGTTGGAGCTTCACCGGGGTCTGAAGTTTTCCAACTCACACCCATGGCCTTTGTGGCTAATCCTTTCAGGTATTGGGTTGGTTCTGTTACATATAGGTTCCAAGTGGTTGCTTCCGGATATCATAAGGGCCGTCTCATTTTTACATGGGATCCCGTTGATGGTAGTGCTGCTGCAATACAACCGGGTACAACTTACAATCACATTGTTGATATTGCTGAACAGCGTGACTTTGAAATTACTGTTGGTTGGGGTTCTGATCAACCGGCTTTGAAGAATGAGTTTATGAAGACAGCTAACCCTTTTACCCGATCTATTGCTGGCTCTGTT